CTAAGGGAGGCTGAGGCATCAAGAGGAGGCATTGCCGCTCCTTTTCAGCAAGGCATTATTGATCAATACAAGAGAGACATAGAAGAGCTTGAGGCAAAGAGGGATTTTTATCGTGCCGAAATCAATCGCGCTACCAGGTCTCAGGTTCCTGATATTGCTCAGCCTCAAGAGGGTGGCGGCTTGGCTGGCGGCGGCGGCGACGGCGGTGGCAGCAGCACCCGCGATCCGCTTGCCGAAGCGAAGAGGCTGGCTGCCCAGCAGTTCAGAGGACTTGAGGCTGATTTTGCTGAAGCTGCTCGCCTTAAGTTGGCGAAACAACTTTCAGAGATAGAGCTAAAGATTATCAGCGCGCAGGAGAATGGCAACAAGCTTGCCGCATTCTCTTTGTCGCAGGAGGCTGAGCTGTTAAAAGTAAAGCTGAATATCGAAGGACTAGAAAGGCAGATTTATTTGCGCCAGGAGCAAATACAAAAGGTTGCCTCCCAGGGTGTCGATGTCTCAATGTACGAACTTGCTCTGGATAAAGATAGAAACTCGTTAATTATTGCAGAGCTTGAGTTCAATAAAATTCTGGCTAAGCAGAAAAAAGACAGAGTGCTCTATGAACAACAGATCACCGAGGAATTGAAAAAGCAGTCGGATCAGCTCAATAAAGAGCTTATGGATAGGCGATTCAAACTAGGGTTGGTTTCAACTGAGGATTACAACCAAGATCTTCTTAGGAGGGAAAGAGAGAGGCTAGCTAAGACTGATTTGCCTGCGGAAGACCAGGCAAGGGTTCTTGACTTGTACCGTCAGGAGATAGACCCAACCTTTACTGAGGGGATTACGCAAAACATTGGGAGGCTCAGGCAAGAGCTAGAAACCCTCCTAGATCCGATCAACCAAGTCACAGGCGCCGCAAATGCAATCGGGACTGCATTTACCGATTCATTCATGAGCGCCATTACAGGCAGCGCTACGGCTCAAGAGGCGCTCGCGAACTTCTTCAGCAATACGGCTAAATACTTCTTGGATATGGCCGCGCAGATCATCCAGAAGATGATCACGATGGCGATTTTGAATCAGGTTGTTGGGTTGCTGCCTGGTGGTGGTGGCGGTGGCGGTGGCTTCAGCTTCTCTGGTGGCAGCGCGGACGCCGGACTACAAGCAGCCAACTCCATGGGTGGTATTGGGGCACTGCCTGCCCTCGCAAACGGCGGTGCCTTTGACAAGGGTGGACTTGTTCCCTTCGCCATGGGCGGCATCGTTGATAAGCCCACAATGTTTGCCTATGCAAATGGCGGTGTTGGTCGTTTTGGCATTATGGGTGAAGCTGGCCCGGAAGCGATTCTTCCCTTGCAGCGAGGACCGGGAGGGAAGCTTGGGGTTCAGGCTTCAGGTGGCTCGGTCGGTGATGTTGTTGTTAATGTTGACGCATCTGGAACTCGCGCTCAAGGCGACAATCAATCTGCGAACCAACTTGGTAACGTAATTGGAGCAGCCGTTCAGGCCGAGCTGATCAAACAGAAACGACCTGGAGGGCTTCTTGCTTAGCAATCATGGCATCATTTGACGACGCAACTCTTGGGATAAACACCTGCCCAGACTTTGAGGCAACAAGGTCTTCTGCTCCGAAGATTAGAAAGACTCAGTTCGGTGATGGGTACGAGCAAAGGGTTTATTTTGGCCTAAATCAAAATCCAAAGTCTTGGTCTTTGCAATGGCTTTACAGGAGCACTTCGGATGCAGATGCCATCGAAGCGTTTTTTGACGCAAGGGCTGCTGACAACGCTGCGTTTGACTGGATCCCTCCAGATGATACGACCTCTTACAAGTGGGTTTGTGAGCAATGGGACCGCAGGTTGACTTCGCCTAATCGAGCGACAATATCTGCGACGTTCAGACAGGTGTTTGAGCCTTAAACTACAACCAAGAGGATTTCATCATGAGCACCATCGTCACTAGAGCTGGCAAAGGCTCACCACTCACTCACACCGAGGTTGACGCCAACTTCACCAACCTCAATACGGACAAGGCTGGCTACGTAGCGGGTGAAGGTGGCACAATCATACAGGGCACCAGCAAAAGCACGGGTGTAATCCTTAGTAAGAAGTGCGGTCAAATTGAGATGAATGCCGCAGCGCTTGCTGCTGATACAACCGTGACCTTCACGCTGACCAACACCGAGGTCGTTGCTACCGACATTATTGTCCTCAACCACGTCAGCGGAGGCACTGCTGGATCGTATCTACTGAACGCTCAGGCTGGATCAGGTTCTGCAAGCATCAATGTCCGCAACATTACTAGCGGATCATTATCGGAAGCGATCGTAATTGGCTTTGCGATTATCAAAGCTGTAGTTAGCTGAACATGGCTTACGTTGTCTCCGGTTACTGGGATGTCGGTTATACCGACACTGAATCTAGTGCGGCGATAACTGGTGAGCTGCAGGGAATCAATCCAACTGCAATCATTGAGCTATTTCAGCTCGAACTAAACGCAAACCAGCACGGCGTAAATCAGACGTACTACTTCCACAACGGTACTAAACAAAACTCTGGCAACAATTTAGTATTTGGAGGCACAATTTACATAGCGCTGCCGATTGAAGCCGATGGCTTTGCGTACTCTGGTCAAGGTAGTTTGCCAAGGCCAACGCTAAGGGTCAGCAATATCCTCAGCACAATTACGGCTCTGCTGGCGACACTGCCGAACGGATTGGAAGGCGCAAAAGTTACGCGGCTTCGAACGTTGGCGCGTTACATCGATGATGCAAATTTTCTTACTGACTTGTCGCCATTAGCAACGCAAAACGGCGACATATTGACGACGCAAAATGGTGATACTTTAATCGGTGTTTCACAAACCGGGAATCCTTACGGCACGCCTGATTCAACTGCTTTGTTCCCGTTGGAAGTTTATTACGTTGATCGCAAGTCAACCGAAAATCGAAATTTAGTCGAGTTTGAGCTAGCCAGCGCTTTTGACCTTGCAGGTGTTCGCGCACCTAAGCGTCAGTGCATCAGCCGTTGTCAGTGGGTGTATCGCTCGGCTGAGTGTGGTTACGCAGGTACTAATTATTTTGACGCTAATGACAACCCTGTTGTCAATACATCCGAGGATGTTTGTGGCAAGAAGCAAAGCAGCTGCGAAGCTAGATTTGGTGAGAACAATGAGCTGCCATTCGGCGGCTATCCCGGCATTGGTACTTTCTTCGCATGACCTGGCGCGACGCTGCATTACAAGACGCTAAGGACCGCGATCCTTGGGAATCAGTTGGCTTGATCGTTGTCGTCAAAGGTCGTGGGCGGTATTGGCCATGCCGCAACATGGCGCACAACATGAAAGACATGTTCGTGCTGAATCCTGAGGATTACGCTGCTGCATCAGATGCTGGTGAAATTGTCGGCATTGTTCACAGCCATCCGCATACCGCACCAGTTCCCAGCGAAGCCGATCGAGTTTCAGCAGAAAAGCACGGCCTCCCTTGGTTCATCGTCAACCCACGAATTGAAATTTGGGGTGAGTATCGCCCTTGCGGTTACAAGGCCCCTTTGGTTGGCAGGCAATGGACTTGGGCCGTCAATGATTGCTGGACTTTGGCGCGTGACTGGTACGCAGAACAAGGAATCATGCTGCGCGATTGGGATCGCCCTGCAACACCAGAATTGTTCATGAATGCGCCGATGTTCGATGGCGCCTGGGCTGCAACAGGATTCCGCCAATTAGCCGAAAATGAACCGTTGGAGCGTGGCGACTTGCTGCTAATGCAAATCAACGGCAAAGGCTTGAATCACTGCGCCGTATTCATCGGTGATGGCATGGTGCTACATCACCTTGCGGGGCGGTTGAGCAGTAGAGATATTTACGGTGGCTGGCTACAATCGGTGACAGGGAGGCGGCTGCGTCATGTTGCGTAAGGTCAGACTTTACGGGCAGCTTGCCAAGTTTGTTGGCCGCACTGTATTGGAAGCGGATTTAAGCACTACAGCAGAAGTAGTGCGAATGTTGATTGCAAATTTTCCCGCACTAGAAGAACACATGGCCGATCAGCATTACAAGGTGCTGGTTGGCGAACGTGCGCTGGCTTTGGATGAACTACATTTCCCTGTTGGACAGGAAGAAATCAAAATCGTCCCAGTAGTTGTTGGTGCTGGTGGTGG